GTCATTGGTGGAAATGAAACTGTCATTGACCATCTTTGATTTTGTAATTGTCTAGCTTGTCTGCGTCCATTAATAGCAGTAGAAACGATTGTCGTTTGATTGCTTGTAATATTAATCCCATTTGATATTGGACTTGTAGGAAATGCACCACTCATACTAGAGCCGCCTGTCCTTTATTATTTAAAGCTGAGTTAATCATATTTACTATTTGTCCTCGTCTTGTATCTAGTAAAGCTCCAAACGATTGAGCGTCTACTGTTGTTATATTAAAGTTTACTGTTGCACCACCGCCACCAAGTTGATGATTAGGTGTAACTGTTCCAGCAGTAGATGGTGTAAATAGTTCTGGTCCTCGTTCTCCAACTAAGAATGGTGTACCTTGTTGTCTTGATCCACCAAACATAGCTGGTGGTTGTTGTGCTCTAATGTTAGCAACTTGTGCCATACCTGTTGCAACTGTTAAAGCCGCAACTGCAAAATTAAATGGTGGTGGTAAAGTTGCTAATGCTTTTGTGGCACCAGCATAAGTATTCATTATTGCCTCAGCAATTTGCACTCCTTGTTGTAATCTAAACATCTTTTTAGATCGTTTAGCACCTTCAGCCGCAAATTTCTTTAGTGCTTGTCCTGTTTCAGCTAATCCCTCTTTTCTTGATTTAACACCTTCTTTTTCTACTTTATGAGCATCAGATGAAGATTTTTTTTGATCTAAAAAACCTTGTTTAACATCTTGTTGTGCAAATGTTAAAGCCTCTAAAGAGTTTTTTAATTCATCTACTGCACCTTTTTGATCGACTAGACTTTCTGTCGTGCTATTTGCTGTCATACCCAAATCGTGTATAGTAAAGTTTGTATCTACGACAACATCATTTAAAGGTGTAAAAGATTCAACTAAATCATCTACAACTTTGTTTACACCAATATAAGCAACTCCTAAAGCGGCGGCGATTGCACCTGCCGCAACAAAGTTTCCATAAGATAATTGTAAAGCGGTTGCCAATAAAACTACTGATCTATATAAATTTGCTACAGCTGTTCCAATGCTAACAAATACAGTTACCATTTTTAAAGCTATGATTGCCGCTAATATCTGTCTTACTGTGTCTGCATTCCTAGCAAGAAATTGAAATGATTGTTCTACAAATTGCACCGCATTAGCCAATCCAACACCTATTGATCGAGCAATAGCGTCTATTTGTTTTTCATTTTCTTCTAATCTTGTATTGAGATCACCGAATATTCTTTTTAATTCTTCAAAAAAAGTTTGGTTAATAGTTTGTTTAAATTTAAAAACTTTATCCTGTATCATTGACACAGTACCACCAAAAGTATTGGCTAATTCATCAGTTGCACCACCAAATCTACCACCTGCACCAAATGTATCTTCAAATGCTTCAACTGTTTGTTGAATACTTACTTTTGCACCTTGTTCAAATCCTAATAAACTTCTAACACCTTTTTCTCTAAATACATCTGCGGCGGCAATACCACCACTAAATGCTCTTTGTATTTGACTTGCTGTTGTCTGAAAATCTAATCCTGTTACTGCCGCAACATTACCTGTAATCTCTAATATTTTTGATAATTGTCCTGCGTCTTTTGCAACAACTGCTAAATTACCAGAAGCGGCACTTATTTCTTCTAAACTAAATGGAACTTTTGCCGCAAATGTTGTTAATGCGTCAAATGCTTTGTTTCCTTCTTGAACAGTTCCAAATAAAAACTTAAATCTAACTTGTAAATTTTCAATTTCTTTTCCTGTTCTTACTAAATCTCTAACTACTAAACCTGCACCTAAACCAATAAATGCGTTTCTAAGATTAAATACTGATTTTTTTAATCCATCTAAACTACCTTTTACACCACTAATTGCTTGTTTAGTTTTATCGTTAGCAATAATATCTATTTTTACTTGTTTAGTCATCTATCTCCTAGATCGTGATTTGGCTTTAGCCATATTGATTTGTTGTTGTTCTTTTTTGTTCTTATCTTCTAAGAATACAATCCAAGTCATAAATTCTTCAACAGAGAATTTTTTAACTTGATGAATAGGTATTTTTAAATAGTCAGCTAATTGAACTATCGCTGAATAATCGTAATCGTTATCTATTTTTTTTTAATGTCTTTTTTTGTAGGTGTTTGCATTAACCAAGTTGCCGCATCAGATAATACATCTGGATCAGCTTTCTTCATTAATGTCATTTTATTTTCAAGAGTAAATAAATTCTTACCTTGTTCATCTAAGGCAAGTTCAATCAATGCGTATGCCAGACCTTCGATTGGATCGAGTTCCATCTTTTTAAATAATCTACCTTTCTTTTCAAGATTGATAGGCTCTTTATAAAAAGTTAAATCCCATTGTTCAAAGTATTTGCTTTCACCTTCACTTAATGAATTATAATGGTCTCTGATTTTGTCGATTGCTGACATACGCTTTTTTTATCCTAATTTGGATTGATTGTCAAATTATACTGTACCTCTACTGATAGCACCATTTATTTGACAAGAAATAGATAATCTAATTAGATCGTCCATAGTAACCGCAACTGAATTTCCTGTTACAATCGCTGGTACTGTGTAGAAATAATCTCCACTATCAGCACCTTCTGGGTAAAGTAGTAGGGTAACTCCTGTTGCTTCTTGTAATACGATCTGACCATTAGAGTCAGTTTCGTCCCAAGCGGCTTCAATAGTTACAGTTCCACTTTTTCTGCTTACTTCGTATGTTTTGCTAGTGTCAGATAGTTCAGTTGATTCAATTACATCTGCTGTTGTCTCCATAGTAAATGCTGTCACTTCCGCAACAGTATTTGATCCTATTTTAATTAGACCAGCTGATCCTGTATGTACTGCCATTATTCTTCTCCTTCTTCTGTATTAAAAGATTTTGGTTGTTTAGTTTTTTTGGGTTTTGCAGATGAATCAGACCAGCCTTGCTCGATCATTTCCTCTACTTGGTAATCCCAAACCTCAATAGTGTCTCCGTTACTTTTTTGTAGTTTTTTTCTTTTTGCCATAAGTTTTTCCTTTGGGTTTTGTAGCTTCTGGGTTGTTATGTTTATGTGTCCAACCATCTGCTAGAAATTTATTAGGATTGTCTGTTAAAACTGTCAATCCATTTTTAATTAAATATGTTTTATTACTCATATTATGGTGTTCCTTGTGTAAATTTATAGAAGCACCTTATAGTCATAATTACACCACCATAAGGAAATATACTTCCTTCGTCAGTTTCAACAGCAACTAATTGTGTGTCCAATGCGTTGCCATTTCTAGTTCTGTCACTATCCAATGCTGTTTCAACTGTTGTTACTAATTCATTTCTCTTAGTATCTACATTACTTGTCGTTGTACTTGCTGTTGTAACAAAACCAAATATCCTAAAATCAATCGTTCCTGTTCGACTTATATTACTATTCTTTATTGTAATATCTTCTCTAGTTTCATCAGCGGTCTGTATAAAAACTGCTGGAAATTGTTGTTGCGACAATTCATCTATTTCAAAAGGCTCTCTTGTTACCTTGCCGAAAGTAATCGGACTGCTAACCGCAGATAAGGTTGTAACAATGTGAGCCGCAATATCTTCTCTTTCACTCATATTCTAAGTTCTCGCTCAAAAGTTTTTTTAAATACTTCTACTGCTTTATCTTCTTCTGCTCTATTTACGCTAAAAAATGGTCTACCCTCATCATTAAAAAACGCTTTAATGTTCTGCGTTCTATTAGGAAAAAATACTTGTCCTTTAGTTGATGAAAGTTTTTTGAAAGTCATATTTCCTAACATCTGACCACTAAAAAATAAATTAGGTGTTAAACTTGATCCTCTTTTTGCTCTTACTTCTCTATAACTTTTCGAATAAGGTTTGAATGCTCCGCCTTTAACACTTCTACCTTTTCTAGTTCTGTCTTTAATAGCGTTCTGTATAAATGTAGAAGCAACCGCAATACCTTTAGCACTAGCACTAGGTATCTTTCTTTTAATCTGATCTAATGCACCTTTAACCGCAGATACTTCTATTTGCATATTTACAGTTACCACTATCTAACCAATCTTAATGAATGTACTGCAACTTTTTCAGCGTCAGATATTGTGCTATCATCGTTAGCGTCATACTCAACACCATCTCTTAAAATATCAGCAAATTCATCTTCATACATAGTTCTATAATAACTACCCATTTGTTGGAAACGATCTTCATCGCCTGTAGAATTAAACTTAGTTAATGCAGGGCATATATAATATCCCAAACATCTATAAACTGTTGCTCTTGTCCATTGTGAATCAGTTAGTAAAGTTAGATCAATCTCTATGCCACCTGCATAGCTTCTATTTCTTGATTGGTTACTGTGATAAACTGACCACCATTTGTTTCTAATATCTCTTTGAACATCTGCTATTGCTTGTGTAACAAATGCGTCTTGCTCACCTGTCGATAAACCCATATCACCTATATCTGGCTGATATATAATTAAACTGCTTCTTGTTGCAAATGCCATAATAAAATTCCTTGTAAATAATTAGAGGGGGGAAAAATCCCCCCCCTTTTAACATTAATCCTATAAAGATTAAAGTATGCTTGAGTCAGCTAATACTTCACATCCGTATGAATCGTGTAGTTCGCCTACGCCATAAACAGCAGTAGCAACAATTTCCGTTCCTCTAATTGAAGCATCTCTTTGAGTTTCAATTTTTAGGTCTTGAAGCATTGCAATACCGATAGCGTCTTTGTGGAATAATCCACCTTTAAAGTCACCACCAGTTCCAGTGTTAGCCATATTAGAAGTTTCATAAACACTTACTCCTGCAAGTTGACCTACATAACCTGATCTTAATGCTTCGTTAGCAAGATCAGTTGGGTTAGGGTTTGCAAATGTATTTGTCATATTAGCTTTTAAGTCATAAGCAATCGCTGGGTGTAGTACCAAAGACATATCG